CGGACAACTTCTGCGTCTAGTTCCCACTTAGCAATAGTTGCCTTTACAAACTTTAGTGGGTCAACATAGCCCTTGCCGTCAGAAGTCCACTTTAGAAATTTGCCCTTGCAAATCTCAAAGTGCAAGTGTCTACCAGCTGAGGCACCGGTGTTGCCCATAATGCCTAGTCGAGTACCAGCCTTGACCTTTTCACCCTTGACAACAGTTAGCGAGTTCTCAACCATGTGAGCGTAGCGTGTTGTGTACCACTCGCCATTTATCTTTGAGCGAATGTCAACATACCAACCGACTCCACCAAGTGAGCCATCTGGGTTCTTTAGCTTTGAGGTGCCAGCAGCAATGACAGTGCCATCGTGCCAAGCCTCGTTCCAAATCTTTGCCTTTGGTCCCCAGAGATCGCAACCATTGTGATGCTTCTTGTACTTCTCGATAGGGTGGATTCTCCAACCAAAAGGGCTAGTGACTTTCCAGTCTTTGCCAAACTTGCCATCAAGGGGCATCTGTGGTTTTGATTTCATTAGTTTACAACTCCAATAATTAGGCCGATAAGTGCAACAACTGAGGCAGTCAGTCCGGTGTAGGCAATCTTTTCAATCCAAGCCAGGCGAGCAAGTGTCAGCTCTACCTCTCTCAAGCGAGCAGGAACCTCGTCTAGGTGGTCCAACTTCTCAAGGATCTTGACAAGGGTTTCCCCATGCTCAAGTTGCTTGGCGTAAATTGCTTGCTGGGTTATGCGAACCCCAGTTGTTTCCTCAGCCATTATGCGTAAGTGTCCCAAGCTAGGGTTTCTTCATTCCAACGGTGATTGAAACCTTCACTTGGGTATGGTGTTGGAGCCTCCCATTGACAGGTTTCTTCTATAAGTTGCCAGCTAGGGAATGGCTTGGGTGGAATAAATGCGTCAAGGTCTGGGTCATAGGTAAATCCGATACCAGCGTAGTTTTTGCGAATGTTGCCGTTGTAGCTTGTTCTTTTACAAACTTGATTCCTAAAGTTGCCATACCAAGTTTCTGTGTCTAATCCCTCAATCAGTTCAGTTTCTTCAATGCCAGGTATAACTTCTGTCACTACATTATTTGCGTCTAAAAATGCGTAATATGCCATTATGCCCAGCTCACATTTCCTGTGCCGTTGGTTATAGTTGTCACCTTGTTTGCCCCTACTGTTGCTGTTGTACCTGTAAGCCCAGCACCGATAGTAATTGTAAGAGTTGAAGCGTACTTAAGGAGAACAACACCTGAGCCACCATTTCTGTTCACACCAGTAAAAGGTGGGGGAGCAGCACTAGCACCGTTTCCAGTATTAGTTGCTCCATTACTACCAGATCCAGCTTGTCCATTGTCCATTCCGTTTCCACCGACTGCTCGTGTTACTGCGGAACCTGTGACGCTGCTTGAAACTCCAGAACCGCCACCAATACCAGCATCAGAACCTGCAGAGGAAGCTCCACCACCACCAGCGGAAAAGCCACTGCTACCAGCTCTATTGCCACCTCGGTATCCCTGATTGGTAGTACCTGCTCCACCGTTGTAGGTTCCTCCTTGACCAGCTCCACCACCAGAACCACCACTGATGCCAGCAGAATAATTACCACCATAACCACCACCCACAGAGCTTATGGTTGAAAACACAGAACTTACTCCCGAAGCACCGGCATTACCACCAGCTCCAACGGTGACTGTGTAATTTGTGCCAGCTGCAGCAGTAAAAGCACTCTCAGCAGAACCACCACCACCAGACGATTCTCCAACGATAGAAGAACGGTAGCCACCAGCTCCACCACCACCAGCACCATTAGGTGCCCCACCACCACCAGCAATAACTAAATACTCAACAGGGAAGCCACCGCCACCTGCCCCAGCAGCACTAAAAATACCTAAAGCTGAAAGGGTCATAACCTAGACCGCTGTCGCGTTCCCGATGATTCTGTAAGAATTTGTGGCAACACAGATAACAGAAACTGCGTCATAACGCTGACCGATTTTGTAAGCGGTTCCTGCTGTTCCTCGACCAAATAGTGATGTCGCTGTGCCGTCACGAGTAATTGTGACTGTTCCTGCACCATCCATAAGAATGTCAACACGCTCGCCAGCCTGAAAAGCTGTAGCTGTGCCAATAGTGACTGTGACTGCCGAGCCAGAATCAAACTCTAAAATCTTGTAGCGGTCTGAGGCTGCAACTGTATAAGTTGTTGCAGTCGAGACGGTAAGCGTGGTCTCGTTTGAAAGATAAGTATTGACATCTGCAGCGGCCAAAACTTCGCCGGCTGTAAAGGTTTTTCTGGGCATTGGGTTCCTTTGTTATTGGTTTTAGTTTACTACTCGTAGGCAAGGCGGTCATTGTCCAACTCGCCAAGCACAGGGTCATCAAGGATAAAGATGGCAAAGTCAAGGCGTTCTAGGGCAAAGCTGATGTTCTTGCTACCTGGGTTCCAGTCGTGGTTGATACCGATAATCCGGCAATACTGCTCAATGGCTGGTGGAATGTCAGAAGGCTCAAATCTGACCAGCACAATGTCACCGATTTCGAGATCGAGGACTGCATCCTGATTAGCCTCGGTTAGCGTGTCCATCACAACTGTCACAGTTTCAAAGCGGTACGCAGGTTCTTTGTATCTGGCAAGTAAGAAATCAGCCAAGAACTGTAGTTGATCTGGGTCCTGAATAAGCAAGCCAGATTGGGTCAAAGCTCTTGGGCCGTACACAAGCTGTGAGTCAGCATCCTCGGCAAAAGCTTGCTCAGGAATTAGGTCAGCATTTTCAAGGGTAATTCTGTTGTAAAGGTTCTCTGAGCCGTAAACAATGTTGACATCGGCAAATTGAATACCTGTGTAAACACCTGCAACAATCTCATCGCTAAAAACAAGGTTTGGGGTGTTAGGTACAGCGTTTCGCTCTCGGTAGGTAATCTTGCCGTCTTTGGCTAGGAACAGTGTGCCAAACTCTGAGTTAGCAACTAGCTGTAGGTACTCAAGCGTTCCTGTGCCCTCTGCCACATCTGTGTCAAGCATTACTGAGTTGCCAGGGTCAATGTCCCTTTGATCTGCTGGCCAGTCAACTTCTGGGCGGTTTAGAACTGTGTTGATTCTGGCACCGGATAGCTCTGAGTCTGGAGTAAACTCCTCAAGCCCCGAGTTAGCCAAGACAGAAAAAGCATCAGAAACCTGTATCTGAACAACAGACTGTTTACCTGGCTCATACTGAATGTCAAAATCGTCAATAAACCCTCTGAATACAGGGATGTCATTAGCAGACACCCTTACTGAGCGTCTAGGGATTAGCTGACCATAGTAAGGTCCGTTTGCATAAAGAGGGTCAAACTCTCTATCTGAGTTATCTACAGTAATGGTGACAATACCTGCGTCAATGCGATCAAGGGCATTGTTCTTGCCTCGGCGTACTGTTGTTGTCACAAGCCTGTCAGTAATGTCAAAGAATCGCTCACCGCCAAGGGTAAACTCAGTGCCGTCTAATACACCTCTTGTTGCACTATCTAGCTGAAAAGAAAAAGGGTCACTCTGCCCAAGGTTTAGACCTAGCTCTAGTTTGACATCTGGAGCTGGCACTAGGCACCCTGCCAAACAGCACCAGAGGTACGCTCATAAGCCTTGATAGCGTCAACGATAGCCTTACCGATAGTCGAGCCTGAGCCAACACCGCCGTCAACATTTATGTTGTAAACGCTCTGTTGTGCACTAGTGCCAAACAAGGACTGAGTGCCTGTTTCTGCAATCTGACCGGATAGGGCACCAAACTCAGCGTACCCAGCGTTGATAGCAGACAATCCAGCCTGACCACCCATAGCCAGACCCTCAGCTAGTCGAGCACCTGCCATAGGACCGGCAGAAATAATCTGCTGTAGCAAAGCAGGGTTTAGGCCCATAGTTGCCAAGCTCTTTACATTTGTGGCAAATGAGCGTAGTCGGGTTAGTAGTTTCTCCATGTTGCGAGTAATGGCGTTAGTAGATCCACCGAGCTGTGTTAGGTCAAAGGCTCCAATAATTGAGTTTTTTATTCCTGCAAAGGTGTTCTTTACTGAGTTGGCAAAAGACTCATAAATACGCTCACGCTCTGCAACAGCGGCAGCTTCATCTGCTATGGCTTTTTGTTGTGCGGCAAGTAAGTCAGCGGCATCCTGGGCAGCACTTGCTGCAAGAGCGGCCGCGTTTTCGGCAGCAACCCTATTTACTTCCCCGATTGTTCCTGCAAACTTTTTATTCTCTTTTGCAACAATTTGAGTTCTTTTTTCTGCGGAAGCTTTGTTGACTTTAGCAATCAGTGCGTTAGCTTGTTTTAGCCCACCCTGTGAGCCGAGCAGTCCGTCAATGTAGCCTTGTGAAAACTCAAAGCCTTGCAGTTTTCCTTGAGCTGCTGCTTGCTTTTTACCTAGAGTTAGGGTCTTTTGGTATGAATTAGATGCTGACGCACCAGCAGCAGCAGTTGGAGTTGCATTTTTGATGATCTCATTAGCGTCAAACTCAGCCTTTTTAGCATCAAAGGCTCCACCACCAAATGAGCTTGCTACCTGTCCTGCAGTCTGCCGAATTAGTGTGTATGTAGTTGTTATCTCTTTAGGTATCTTGTCTAGCTCTGTGACAAGAACAGCCGCCTTACCACCTGCATACTCCAACTTACCTGCGAAGGTTGCAACACCAGAGGCTGACTTGCCAGCCCACTCATTTGTGTTCTCAAAGGCTGCAACTAGAAGTGCAAGTCCTGAGATGATAGCGACAATAGGGATGAGTCTTAGAGCTGTTGAGAAGATGGTTGTGGCTGTAGTAGCTAAGGTTGTGCCGGCAGCAGCTTGAGCCAATGACCACTTGTAAAGATCAACAGCGACTTTGGTAAAGCCAATGACAACAGTCAGAGTTTTGTAGGCTGTATTGAGAGCAAACAAAACACCAATGGTTTTACTAATCTGTTCAATGTTTGTGACAATAGTGGTTGTAAAATCAGCGACTGCAGTTATGACAGCTTTCCAGTCAACTGCCTTTACAGCATCACTTAGCTTTTGCCCAAACTCGGTTGCAAGCTCTCTAACTGTTGGCATAATGCCTTCAAGCACTGGCAAAAGCTGTGTGCCAATTTCAGCCTGTGTATCTGCTACTTGGGCTTGAAGCCTTCGCATACCATTGGCAAGTCCGTCAGAGGTATTTGCAAAGTCACCCTGAGTCTTGGCGGTTTCCTGCATCAACAGCCCAAATCGTGCCTGGACTTTTTCAGTAGCTGTTAGTTCTTTGCCAACTTGCCCGATTGAATTAGCTACTGCATAAGCCTTGACTTCTGAATCAAGAAGGTTGACACCAAACTTTGCTAGAGGCTCTGTCTGCCCAGCAAGGCCAGATCTAAACCTTTCAAGGGCTTCTGCTACACCACCCTTGAGGTTGTAAACAGAGGCAAAGTCAGCGGCTCTAGTTGTAAGTTCCTGAATGAACTTTGTTGTGTCCCCACCCTTGCCTACAATTCTTTCGGCAAATGATGAGAAGGCTACTGCTGCTTCATTGAACTCTGTTTTAGACAAACCTAGGCTAGTCGCAGCGTTTTCTCCAAGGGCAAGTATGGATTTTGCTGATGAGCCAAAGGCAACATTGACTGCGTTGACAGACTCAGAAAGGTTAGAGGCAGAGTTTACTGCTTTACCTAAAAATGCTCCTGCAGCTCCAATGGCAACACCAGCAACAGCAAAGTTTCGGCTAAGTGATCCAACCGAGTTTTGCAGGGTTGCAAAGCTGGCGTTGGCCTTTCTAAGTCCTTTAGGATCAAAGCTGGTAAGGATGGGTATTCTAATTGCCATTAGGCGGCCTTAAGTTTGTAGTTGATTTTTTCTGAATACTTGTCAAGAGTTTTTTGCATGTCTGACACAAGCTGAGCTTCTTTACCAGCTAGGGCTGGGTAAACATAGCGAGATGGTATGCCACCTAGGTTGGCAATCATAGCCCTGCCCTGGCCGTTGATGCGATAGCTAAACTCTGCGGTCTGACCCCGCCTTACAACTTTTCTTGACTTGGTTGGGCTTTGTCTACCTGAGCCACCAACTCGACCCAAACCCTTGTATTCATAGGTAAGGGCAGGGCCGTTCATCATTGTCTTTCGACCAGCCATGTCAGCTATCTCCAAACCAAAGGCACCTTTCTTTTCAGGAGATTCCACCACGATTGTTGCCAATGGTCTTGTTTGAGATCTAATTGAGTTACCCAAAGCCAACTCTGTCTTTACGGTAGCACCGGCAAAACGAGTGCGGCCATAGTGATTCATCCCCGACAAAGGTGCTGTTGATGGCAAGTTGGACTTGATGGCAGAAACTACTGGCAGAGCAATCTGCCTAAACTCTTTCCTGAGTTCCTTTACCGAATCTGGTTGCACAGCATCGAGTAGCTGAATCATCTCTCTGACACCTTGCACCTTTATTGTGTGGCTTACGGCAACCAACGACACTCCTAGATTCAATAACTCTTACCATTCTACCCAAAAGAAAAACCCCCTTTTGGGGGGCTTATCTTTTAGGGCTTCGGCTTTGATTCTTGAAAATCAAATACCGGCTTATGGTCCAGAGCATCCGTTCATCGAGTTCTAACAACTCTCTGGGACTTATGCCAGTTTCGACTGCCAGAGATGCTATAAACCAATGAGCTGATTGGTCACCTAGACCCTTTATGCTTTTGGGTCATCGGCGGCAGAAACGGATACAACTCCGTCAATCCACTCATCAAAGGTTTTAGCAGTTGCCTTGGTGCGTGTTTCACTTGCCCAAGCTAGGAAAAGCAGGTGAGTGATTTTGAGGTCTTTGTCTAGATTTGCAATGGAGATGTTGAAGTTAGTTTCAAACTTCACCATGTCAGATGCTAGGCAGGTGATCTCTTTAGTTTCACCAGGCTTGTCGCTGAACTCTACTTGTAGGTTTATTTTCATGCTCTTAGCTTACTATGCAGCTACTGTTGCTCTGGTGACTTCACCAGATACAGGCCAGGTCACAGATAGCGTGGCGAGGTCGCCGGTAGCCCCTGCGTAGGGCTGATACTGGGTGCACAAGGCTGTGAACTCGTACTGCGGATTGGTCGCTGAAACAGTACCTGATGTTGGGGCAATCTTGACTGCAACAGTTGAACCCATTAGTGGGAACAATAGAGCGTCAACAGATCCAGCAGCAAAGTCCTGCATGAAGTCTAGGGATACAGATGCATCCTTTAGTCCACCAATCCGAGTGCGGTATGTGCTACCAAAAGCGGTTGTTTCTACCTCATCGGCAGTGATGTCTAGTGTCACTGAGTTGATTGAGCTAGATAGGTTGGTTGTACCAATAGTGATTTTGTAGTCTTGGGCGTAAAACTTTGCCATTTATTTCTCCTAGTT